TTATTTTTTATTTAAGATTTCTTTTGCCGTCTTTATGTATACTATTGCCATTGCCTGGGAGTAATCGTCCCCGAACTGGGCAAGCTCTTCAAGCCATTTTTTATTTTCCAGGTAAAAATTTACTGCCCTGATTCTTGATTCCGTTTTTATAATATCCAAATTACCGCCTCTAAAAATTTCTTCCATTAAGGAAATTTTCTTTCCTCTTTTTTTCATTTATCTTGAACCTGTGCACGTCCTTGATCTGCTGCAGATAATCCTCCAGATCCTGCATGATACTCTTGGCCTTCTCTGAAGATCCTTCATTTCCAAAACACAAAAGCAAAAACCTATACCCTTCAGTGTAGCTTATGGCATGTTCAATAGAGAGAATCATCTCTGAAAGCGTAAAAATATCAAAATTATAAAGCTCCTCTCTTGAAAGCATATGGAAAGAACTTTTCCATGTCTCATGGTATTTTTCTCTATTTGCCATTTTTTATTCTCCTTACTTACTACTTACTTACTATACTTCTATACTACACTACACTATACTACACCCATTTCAGTGGAGATTTTTTCTTTCAGCTCTCCAGTGGAAATGCAGAGGGCTCTTGAAAAGTTGTTCAGCATGCGCTCATCATCAAGGACGCTCTGGATGCCTGATGCAGATATCTTCTTTTTTATAAGAGGTTTTATTTTAAGTTCCCAAGTTTCTTGCTTTTCTTTTTCAGATAATTTCCTTAATTCAATCTCTTTTTTTATTTCTGCATTATTTTGTTTTTCCTTTTTATCATTATTAATTAATTTCTCCTTTACTTTATCCAAATGGGCCTTTGATTCTGCCATCTCGTTTAAGGCCGTTTTAAAACGTTCCTCTGCCAATTCTAGCTCATTTTTGTTCCCTTTTATATAAAAAATTAGAGCTTCTGTTACGGTCTCCGTTACATTCTTTTTTGATATGAAGCAGGAGCTTTCTAGAAGATCTTCCGGAACCCATGCCTGGATGAGCTTCTTTCCGTACCTAAACTGGCTCTTAGTCATGGCGAAACACCCCAAAATACAAGAAAAGTGTAGTATAGTGTAGTACAAAAACAGGCAAAAGTGTAAGTATATTTATGCTGTTTATACTTACACTAGACCCAAATGTAAGTATACTGTAGTATAAAAAACCGCAAAAGTGTAAGTATAAATGGGGCAAAGTGTAGTATAAAATCATGATGCTCCTCTCTTATCTAGAACTAGCGAATGCCTCTATTGGCAGAAGCTCCCCAACTTTTAGGACGTAGGTATCGCATTTGTAGATAAATTTTCCATTCCTTTCTGATTCACCTTTCCTTTTCAGACTGCCTTTGCGGAGAAGATCTTCCCTCCCGACTGCGCCTGCAATAGTGTATGTTTCTTTTGTTTTATCATGGAATACGAAGGCGAATAGATCCTGCTCGAGGGACACCTGGCAAGACGGGACATTTACATTGAAATCCGGCAAAGGGCCGAAATCGTTTGATATTGTTTTGACATCCACTCTTTTTCCTGAGACCTTGAAGTCACAGTTTGAGTATGGCCCTAAAGATAGCTTGATATCAAGGCCCGCCCTAAGGCAGTATACCAAAAATTCCTCTTCACCAATTCCGCCGTTCTCCCTTGATGAAGGCCCCGGCTCAAATACATTAGGGAAGGCCTTCATGCGTTCTCGCCCAAAGGGGATTTTTCATCAAGCTTTTCATAATTAAAATTGGAGTATGGGCCGGTGCTGAGCCTTAGGTCGCTTTTCTTTGTGATCCTTGCATCCAGATTCATGAAGGTTACAATTGAGCCGATCATTTCCGTCCTGTTCATCTGGGCCTTTGTTGAGAGGAATCTCCCCAAGACCTGGCGCCCTGTGCTCTTTGATTTGAAAGGGCTAGTGTCGTGGCAGTTGATCCATATTTTGTTTTTGCCGTCAGTGATCTCAATCCCTGTGGATCTAAGCTTGTGCCCTTTCTGCTCATCAAACTCTTTGGCATTTGAAATCCTATTGACTATTCCGCTGAGGAAAGGTATCTTGCCCTTTTCATTTATCTTCGGCAGAAGCGAATCAAGAGAGAGGCAGTCTGCCCTTTTGCCCTGGACAAGCTTCGAATCAAATGCTGAAATTGCATCCCCGTTTCTCCACCCGTATGAATATGCCAAAAGCATAGTGGCCTTCTCAGGCGTATAGTTCTTGGAAAACTTCATCTCACGATCCAGCTCCTTTTCAAGCCAGTCGGCCTCGTCTTTGTGGTTGTTCAAGGCGTATCTGGAAAGGAATTCTGATGCGTCCTTGAATAGTTCATCCATATTTTCCTTCACTGGTTTTGCAAAATTATCGATTGTTGTTTCAACTCCTTTTGGCTTGTTGAAGACCCGGTAATGCAGGAGAAGCATCGCTCCTCCAGGCGTAACATTCTTTTCATCACTTGTTTTTTCCACTAGCTCGGCAAACTCATCGTCTGTAATGCCAAGCTTTTCAATCAACTCCCTAATCTTTTCATCTGTTAACATTTACACCCTCCTTAGATTGGCGGAGCGCAAGCGGTATTGCAGTGGTTCCTATGGGCATTGGGGGCCTGCACCATTTGCGCTCATTCGCCCTAACTCCGTCAAATATGACGAAATTATAAGATAAATTTAACGTATTTATAGTAAAAGATTTTCGATAGATATGTTGTATTTTACAATATAGTTGACGATATTTTTATATAGGCGGAACAGAAAAACAGTATGTGATCCTATGGCAAAAGAACACCAGGGGGCAAGCCTCCCAAAGGAGCTGTTGAGAAGAATAGATTATATAGTCCAGGAGTCTGACCTCGGTTACACTTCAAGGGCGGATTTTGTTAAGGAGGCGGTACGCCAGAAGCTAGACGAAGTGGAGAGAAAGCTTTTGGAACTGGAGAAGTTAAAAAAAGAACTAAAGGACAGATAATAAAAATAACAAAAATTATACTTCGGCATCCTTTAGCTTATCGATCAATACGTCCTCCACAGTTTCGACAAAATTATCCTTGTCTTCGCAGTTTTCGGCTATCTTCAGGACTATTGCCATGCTTTTGACATAGTTTCTATGATACCCCCTGACTTTTTCACCGAAGACGCCCTTCTGCGCCCTTAGTATTTCACTCTTTATTTTATCGCGGATCTCCTCCATGTTTTTGGAGTTGTCAGCTATATTCAGCGCCACCGAAGGCGCATCTATCCCTCCATAATCCCAGTTGCTTGTCATCAGCATATTTTAGTAAAATGGGTATAATATGGTTATGAGAGGGCAAATTTGGATTTTTATTTTAACCTTTTTTATGGACAATACTTGTTGAGGCATAAGGCAAATATTCTTAATGAAAAATAAAAGGCCCGGGTAAGGGGTATATAGGAGTGTGTGTAGCCATAATCCCAGACCTAATCAAGTCTGGCCTTGACAATATTAAGAGTTAATCCTAGGGAATTTGTATTTAATATTATATTCCGCAATATTTTTGAACAAATGATTTCAAATGATAAACTTTAATAAATCTGTTTATATTTCATTAAGTATGGTAGTAGAAGAAGTTAAAAAAGAAGGAACTGGAAAAAGACCATCGGCACTAAGTGACTGGTATCGAAAAAGATTAGGAAAGGACATTGCAATTTCTGATATTGATTGGGTTATTACTTCAATATCAAATAAAGATATTTCGAATCGTTATTTAATCATTGAAGAAAAAACAATTACAAACTCAGAAAAATTATTATTAGGTTTAGGTCAAGCTAGAACTCTAAAAGAAGTAAAGGAGGACATTCTTAAATCCAACATACCGATATTTGTTGTTTTTGTTGAAAATATGGACATCTCTAAAGGGGTGTGGTTGTATGAATTTAAAGTTGAACATATTAATGATAAATCAAATTGGTATGAAATAAAGCCTAATTGGTATGTAGATATAAAGAAATATGCCGTCTTTTTAGATGAAAATAAATTAGCGAATAAAATTTTAGAAAGAGTGGGCAGTGTACTAAAATGAAACAAAGAGATTTTGAATCATGGTCAAAAAATGATTTAATCAAAGAATTAATTAATTTAAATAAAAGGAAAAAATTTGGATTAGTTTGGGAGCCAAAATCAGAAGACGTTGCAGATTTATGTAAAGATAAACTCCCCGTACTTGAAGAGGCTAAGAATTATCAAATTATCTCAAATAATAGCGATATATTCAATATTCTAATTGAAGGGGATAATTATCATGCTTTATCTGTTCTGAATTATACTCATAAAAGGAATATTGACGTAATATATATTGATCCACCTTACAATACGGGCAATAAAACTTGGAGGTATAATAACAATTATGTTGAAGAAGAAGATGCCTTTAGACATAGCAAATGGCTGTCCTTTATGGAAAAAAGACTCAAATTAGCTAAAAACTTACTTAAGGATACTGGTTCTATTGTTATATCTATCGACCACTATGAATTATTTAATTTAGGTGCTCTTTGCGATGAGATTTTTGGCGAATCAAATAGATTAGGAATATTGGCAGTTGTACATAAATCGGAAGGTAGAAATCAAGAAAAGTTTTTTTCTACTAGTCATGAATATATGCTCGTATATGCAAAAAATAAAAATCATGTTTATTTCAAAAAAGCCATTTTAGACCCAGAAATAAAAGAATCTTTTGATAGAGAAGACGAAAAAGGGAAATATAAATTGAAAAATTACTTAAGGTCTGGGGGTGGAGACCACAATCTTAGAATAAACAAACCGCACTTCTATTATCCAATTTATGTAAGCCCCGATTTAACAGATATCACCTTAGCTATGAAAGAGGGGTACCATGAAGTTTTACCAATAACTTCTTCTGGACAAGAAAGAACATGGAAAACAATTCCAAATACGTTCTTGAAAAATCTAAAAAAAGGTGAAATTGTAGCAGAGAAAGATAAGAAAAATAATGTTCAAGTATTCCAGAAATATCGTGAAGAAAAAGGGCAATTAGTTAAAACTTATTGGATGGACCCAAGATACCATGCCATCCATCATGGGACAAAATTATTAGAAAATATTATGGGCAATAAGTTATTTGATTACCCAAAATCTTTGTACCTAATAATTGATATATTGAAGATATTAGCCTCAAATAATGCAATTGTCTTAGACTTTTTTGCAGGGTCTGGAACAACAGGACATGCAGTTTTAGAATTAAATAAAGAAGACGATGGAAATAGAAAATTTATTTTGTGTAATAACAATGAAAATAAAATCTGTGAAGAGGTATGTTGCCCAAGAATTAATAAAATAATTAAAGGATATACTGATTTAAAAGGAAATAAAGTTGAAGGATTATCTTCCAATCTAAAATATTTCAGAACAGACTTTGTTGATGCTGAACCAACTGACAGGAATAAAAGAAAACTAGTAGATAAATCTACTGAAATGCTTTGTCTGAAAGAAGATTGTTTCGATGAATTTAAAAATGGGATTGATTATAAAATATTTAAAAATGTACAGGATAAATATTTAGGCATAATCTACGATGATGAAGGAATTGAACCATTTAAAAAAGAAGTAAAAGAATTGAATAAACATTTTATAGTTTATGTTTTTTCATTAGATGAAAATGCAAGAGAAGAAGACTTTGAAGATATAGCCAATCTTGTTGAATTAAGGCCTATTCCTTCTGTTATATTAAATGTATATAGGAGAATATTCAAATGATAGAGTTAAGAGATTATCAAGAAAGGGCAGTTGCCAATTTAAAAAGAAAAGTTCAAGATCTATTGAATAATCCAGAAAATGGTGTCATAGTATTTCAATCACCCACTGGAAGTGGAAAAACTGTTATGGTTTCTGAAATGTTAAAAAGATTAGTCAGAGATAATCATAAAAAATATTCTTTTGTTTGGATTTCTGTAAGAATGTTGCACGAACAAAGTAAGGAAAAACTAGAAAAATATTACGAAGATGATAAGTTAATACAATGCTCTTATTTTGAGGATTTACAAGATAGACAAATAGGTGAAAATGAAATTCTATTCATAAATTGGCATAGCATAAATAAGAAAGATATTAACATATATATTAGAGAAAATGAACAAGACAATAATCTAAATGCAATAATTCAAAACACAAAAGAAGAAGGCAGAGAAATAATTTTAATAATTGATGAAAGCCATCATACTGCAAAATCTGATAAATCAAAAGAATTAATTGAAATAATTGGGCCAAAAGTTACTCTTGAAGTTTCTGCAACTCCTCATTTAATGGAAAACTTGTCAGAAATTGAAAAAATAGGCATATCCCAAGTAAAAGCAGAAGAGATGATCAAATCTGAGATTTCAATTAATCCTGAATTTCTTGGAAAAAAGGTAGATACAAAAGATTCAGATACTATAATTATAGAAGAAGCTCTAAAAAAGCGAGAAGAGTTAAAGTTACTCTATAAAAAAGAAGGTTCAAACATTAATCCTCTTGTTCTTGTTCAACTCCCAGACAGTAAAGAAAATCTAATCAACAAAAAAGATGAAGTTATTGAGATTTTAAGAAAAGAAGGAATTACTGAAGAAAATGGGAAACTTGCAGTATGGCTTTCAGAAGAGAAAACTGACAATCTTTCAAATATTGAAAAGAATGATGATGATGCAGAAGTTTTAGTTTTTAAACAAGCAATAGCATTAGGATGGGATTGTCCTAGAGCATCAATCTTAGTAATATTTAGGGAATCAAAAAGTTTTACTTTTACAATTCAGACTATAGGCAGGATTATGAGAATGCCTGAATTGAAATATTATAATGAGGATGAATTAAATAAAGGTTTTGTCTTTACTAATCTTCCAAATATAGAGATTACAGAAGATTACGCAAAAGACTATATTACGATTTATGAGTCTAAAAGAGATAATCAGAAATACAAGAATATAGAATTAACTTCCTTCTATCAAAAAAGACAAAGACAAAGAACAAGGCTATCGGGAGAGTTTGCTAAAATCTTTTTAGATATTGCCGAAAAAACTAATTTCAAAGAAAAGATAACTCTTACCCCTTCAAAAATAGTTAATCCAATAATTGCAGATGGTAAGATTATAGATATAGATAAAGTCGGAGAAGTAGAGCATAAAGGACAGATTGAAGTTAAATTAAATGAATTAGAGTTACAACTTAAATTTGATAAATTTATTTATGATAACTGCTCCCCATATGCACCAGCGGATTCAAGCGACAGAATGAAAACAGCAATATACCAATTTTTCAAACAAAAATACAAATATGAAAAATACGATCCAAAGGTTCAAAGGATCGTATTGGGGAAAGAGAACGTCCAAGCATTTGTAGATTTAATTAATCTTTCAAAAGATGAATACAAAAAGGTAGTTGTCGAAACTATAAATGAAAAACGTGAAAAACAAGAAGTTCCAAAATGGGAAGTTCCTATTATAATTAGTTATAATAGCAAATACAAAAGAGAATCCCATCCAAACTCAATAATGAAACCATTTTACATAAGATCTCCAAGTGCCCCAGAACAATTATTTATGGAAACATTAGATAATTCAAAAAACATTGAATGGTGGTTTAAGAATGGTGAGGGTGAAATTAAATATTTTGCAGTGATCTACCAGGACGAGAATAAAATAGAAAGAGCATTCTATATTGATTTCATTGTATATTTCAAAGATGGGACTATTGGGCTTTTCGATACTAAGAGTGGGATCACCGCAAAAGAAGCTGGTCCAAAGGCAGAAGGACTGCAGAAATATATTAACTCTAATAAGAATAAAAAACTCTTGGGGGGGATTGTCATAGAATCTCGTGGAAGTTGGAGGTATAATGACAAAGAAAAATATAACTATAATCCAAATGATCTTTCGGAGTGGAAAGTTTTAGAAATCTAATATATAAATAGAATTATATTTTTAAGTAAATGTTGTTCTATGCAGATAATGGCAGAAGAAAAATGGATCCAGAAAGCTGTTAAAGCGCTGAAGGCAGAAGATCCCGTTCTATCAGCTATCATCGAAGATATTGGGGAATGCATGCTTAAGCCCTCCAAGGATTATTTTGGAGCACTCGCAAGGTCTATAATCTACCAGCAGCTGTCAAGGCATGCCGCCACGGCAATCTATAATAAATTTTTAGAGAGAAACGGAGGCAGTTTAACTCCGGATTCCGTCCTCACTATAAAACATGAGGATTTCAAAGCATCAGGGATTTCAGAAAGAAAGGCTTCTTATCTAATGGATCTAGCTCTAAAGTTCAAAAACGGCCAGATAGATTTCAGCCGAGTTGAAGAGCTTTCCGACGAGGAGATCATTGAAAAATTAATTTCCGTAAAAGGAATCGGGGTATGGTCCGCCCAGATGCTTCTGATATTCTCAATGAACCGGCCCGACATCCTCCCGCTGGGCGATGCAGGTTTCAGAAGGGCCGTGAAGATCAGCTACGGCTTTGAGCAGAATCCTAGCGATGAAGAGGTAATCAGAATTGCTGAAGCCTGGCGGCCATACAGAAGCATAGCAAGCTGGTATATGTGGCAGACCGTGAACAAATAAAAATAAAACTACCTAATTCATATTATTGCGAAAATTCCTATAACTAGGAATAACTATATAAAATATATTTTTATTAATAAAATCAAAATATTAAAAGAAGAGGTAATATGGAAAATATAGATGAAAAACTTTATTGGTTTTACGAAACAGCAATCGATACACCTAATGCTGTTTCAATAGCCGAAAATATTCTAGATTCATCTAATCTTGAAATTAAAGTAATTACATTAGCATCTAATCAAAATTTAATTGAAATTTTGTCAAAAGCAAAAGAGGATAACTACGATCTTAAGATAACTTCTAAGGGAAATAAATTATATAAAATTACTTTGAATAAAAAAAGAAGAAACAAAACTAGATTATCTGGATGTTTTCTATTGTCCTCTTCGGAATATGCCGGAATATACAATATTCTAACCTTTGAGAATATGGATTTTGTTAAAAATGGCATAATTAGTTTTTTTAATCTTTACTACCCCCTTGTTTCTCCAATTTACATTGATTCTAATTTTATGAAGAATTTATTGTCAGAAATAGAAAAAGAATTACTAGACTCAAAAGATCCTTCTTTGGCTGATATGGGCATAAGGTCAACTAGAATTTCTTCAAAAAGTAGAATTATAAAAAAAGATGCCATGAAAGAAATAGAATCAGATTTAAAATGGACAGATGAACCATTTGAAGATACATTCATTAATGTTTTTAGCAACAATGAATGGGTTAACAGCATCGATTTCATTCTTACTCCAAAAATGAATATTCGACCTTATAATCTAGAGCTCTTTGATGGAATCAAATGTTACTTGGCAAGAAACGGCTTATTTAAATGCAATAAGAAAATTAATTTTTTTTATAGCACATTAATAAATAAAATATCAATAAATGCTGAAGAAAATTTAAAGTTCTTTTCTAATCGTGAACGTAAGGGTGCTAAAAATTTGTCCCCCAATCCTATATCTATAGAATTTGAAAATGATATTTTTCAAGACAAAGCACAGAACAAAAAGTTAATTGAAACTTTAAGAGATATTCCATATTCATCCGTTTCAGTTATTCATGGAAATCCGTATTTACATTGTTCATTTTTAGATAATAGGGATGGATCTTCGTATGATTTATGGGTACTTTCGCATAATAAAATAATTATAGTCCCCCAGATGAAGTCTTCTTTTGCATCTTTGGGTAAATTGTGCGATTCTATATTTATAGGGTTTAGGGAGGGGAATATAAAAGAATTTACTGGGGCTTCTTAAATGGCTACTTCAATCTTTGATCTGATAAAAGGAGATATCGATGATTATTCTCAGTCTATCTCTGGCATGATTGCTTTTTGTAAATCTATATCAAAATCTGATGAATGTGATGGATATTGTTTTTTTATTGGAAGGAGAATGGAAACTTCCGAGGATAATCACGTTACTAAGAAAACTGAAGTCACTCCTGATTTAGTTGTTCAAGTAAATCCTAATTACGGAATAATTGCTGAAGCCAAACTATTCCCAATGAACCAAGATTACTGGGAGGATGCATTTCTACAAATCAAGAAATATGACGATAATTTAAGAGGATGGAGAACACCAACAGAATACATAATCCAAACTGATCTTGTACTTCTTACTCAATATAAATTAAAAACTATTATTTCAGATTATATTGATGAGAAAATACTAAATGAAGAAATGCATTTTGATAGGCCTTTCAGTCTTGTAACATACAATCAAACCGAAAGAAGAGGAAAGCAATATATTTTATTAGAAAAAGGATATGGGCAATTGTCCAATCCGGAAATAAATGAAAGATTAAGATCCATAGACGAAATTAACGCTGAAGAAATAGTTTCTGAATTAAGTTTAATCAAGTTTTATGACGTTGAACCCCCCTTGCCATATACTGCATATATAGTCTGGGAATATATTTTTCCTCAGTTGATAAGTCAAGAAAAATTTATGGAATCAAAAGGAAAAAAAATAACAGAAATTATAATTGATGTTGGCACTGTAACTAGAATGTTAAAAGAACAATTCACGAGAGTAGTTAATAGGGATTCAAGACAGCCCGAAATACCAAAAACAGCATGGATTACTTCTGCAATAGATAAACTTATAGAATGGAAATACGGGTATTACGAAAAAACAACTAACAAACGCATAATTAAATACAAAAAAATAAAAGATCCTTTAGGCACCTTTATCAAAGCCCATGTAAAAGAAGAAGAGATAGAAACTACACAAGAACAACTTGACAAGTATGTCGAATTGGAATAAATACTATAATTACCAGATAACCCTATCTCTCCTTTTCTTACACTTCTTGCAAACTAAAAACGTCTTCTCACTTTTAGAATCATAACAGTAACTGGCCGCTAGCTCAATTGGCCTAGCTAGTACGACCCCGCACCTAGAACAGTAGTATTCCCTCATACCTTCATTATCCATGCAACTTCATAGTATTTCGGCCTATTGTTGAAAGTGGCCCCTCTTGTAACCTGGACAAAGCTCTGACCGTCCGCATACAGTCCAGTTGTCCCTATTGTTATCGAGTGTGCTCCGCCAGTTGTGCCAGGCTCTGTCGTGCTAGTTGTTATCCCCTGAAGGAACCTGTCTATTAGATTTGGTGTCCCGTTGTTTCCGTCACAAAGGAGCCATCCTGAAGGGATGCTGCCAAGAGCCCCTGACCATGCGACTATGATCCCTGGAGGAACATATGAAGGCAGTCCGGAAGTAACGTTTGTCACTGAAGTAATTGAGCTTGCCCCTGCAACTACTGTCGCGAGAAGTATTGCATCACTTGGCACTGTTGCAGATGTAGATATAGTGAGCCAGTTTGACCCATTATCAGAATGCAGGTAAACATAATTTGTGCTGCTTGCTGTTGCAGTCAGATTTTCTGTTGCGCTTGATACTACCTGGAACATGCCGTTATTTGCATCCTTTACATAGGCCGTCCCCGATGCAACATCAACGTTAAGGCCAGAAGATGCAGAAACTGTAAAACCTGTCTTTATGCCTTCAGAGAAGAAATCCCCGAAGTACTGCCTGAAATCAGCCGAACTTATGTCCTGTCCGGCCGATACTTTTTTGGTAAATGCCATAAGATCATCCTAGAATTCAATCACATAATAAACGGTCATAGTCTTTGTATTGTCAAAGGTCTTTGTCGGCGAGATTAGAGAGTGAGTGAGAAGATCATTCTCATTTGCTGCAAAAAGGCCAAGCTCCGCCCATACTCCGTAATAGCTCGCCTCGGTGCTGTCAAAATAATAGGTGGATTCGGCCTTGTTCGAATAGGTGTCGTTGTGCAGGCTATTCGGGACATATGATTTCAAAGATCCTAGTTGGGTGGTTAGCGATTGGTCTGTTGCAAGTGGTGTAGTGTTGCCTGTGCCTATTGCAAGCTTTCCGATAACGTGCTTATCAGAATCATAGTCGCCAGTAAGCACATCAGCAAGCGCTGTCTTCAGTATGTTGGTGATAAGATTCTTTTGCCATGACCCCTGTATGATCCTGTCCCTCTCAATATTGTACTCATCAATCCTGAACTTTCCCAGGTAGGGGGTCTTATCCCCTCTAATAAGCTCTGTTATGTCCATTTGCTCACGTCCCATTTGGATTTGCCATCGTCAAATTTTGCAGTATAGATTGTTGAATTATCGATGATTGTTTCCCCTAGTGTGATAGTTTCTGTTTCAGTTGTTTCCTTGTAATCAGTTGAGGTCTCCTGTGACTGGAGGACGTTCTCAACCTTCAATCTCCTAAGCTCTGCAAAGAGATTTGCAAACGCCGAGTAGAAGTCCTCTGCACTGGTGCATTCCAATCTCACCGTGGATATCTGTGGCTCGTTGATTTCATAGGTGACGGATAGGATAGTCTGGTCATCAAGGATAACCCCGGGGATTGTTATTGAGACGACCTCGCCGGCCTTCATCAGCTTTCCCGGGGGATTTATTATAAGCTTTGAAGAGTTTTCCAGTGCATATTCTATGATCTTCTGCTGTGCCAGCATGAGTGCTGTGTCAGTGTCCTTAATTGATAGGTCGACTATCGGGATATCCGTGTAGCTGTCAAACATCCTTTCGCCCGATGCATTCTTGACTATCTGCACCCCGTAATAAGTCTTGAAGGCCATCTTCCCCGTGGCGTTAGTCCAAGTCAATCCATCGGCAGAATACTTGTGCCCGTTTGCGGTCGTGCTGTCATGCGCTACCTTAAAGGTATCAGTTTCTGTCCCAAACTTCTGGAAAACGATCCAGTGGAGCTTTGTCGTGTCAAGCTGCACGTCAATATAATCCGACTTCACCCATGAGCCATCAGTTGAGGTGTTCTTTGCGAGTATTGCTCCAAAGCCGACAATAGACCCATTGGGGCCGGAGTCGTCCTCAACAATAGTGAACCTGAAGGCGTCAAGGGGATTTCCGATTTTCTTGATGTATGTCTCAATATACAGGACGTTTGTTTTTGATGGTGTAAAAGAAGATGCATAATACTTGTCGTGGAGTGAGACCTCTGTTGTAGTTACCGCCTGGCTCTGGTCCAAAAATCCCTGCTTTCCCCCGACTACAAACACCCTGTCAAAGAACTTGGATGAGTCTCTTTTTATTGAGGCGTTTAGGATCTGCTGTGGCGATATCGAGTGTGCAATGGCAAGGTCTGTTGGATCGTAGAAGTGCAGGTCGTCTTCTTCATCTACATAGTAATCCGCCCCCACAAGATTTGCTATTTTTTCTATAGCCTGCCCGACATACTCCCATGCAAGTGAAACGTAAGGTATCTGTTCGCTAAATATTTCAAGATTGTCTGTTGTTATCTCGGGGCAGTACCTCTGGATTAGATCCTCAACAATATCGCTTGCAGTGTAGTTTGAATAATTCTCCGCACCCGATATAATGGTCTGTCCGAATCTAACTGAGCCGTAGTCCTCCCCGCTTAAGACAAGTTTGTTGTGGCCATACATGTCAATCTGGAAGTCTATGCCTGTGATGAGCCCGTGGAAGACCTTTGATGTGGGAGGATAGTTCTCATCAAAGTAGAGGTAGACGTTATCACCTATCTCAAAGCTCTCCGAAATGGATCCATCGTTATTGTTCAAAGTGATCTCAAAATAGTCTGACCTTTTGCCCTTCTCGTCTGTGAATCTTGCATGCTCCAAATCGTAGTTTTGCTCTAGGATTTCCCCGTTCACTTCTATCGACCAGAAGAGAACAGTGCACCCGGTGCTCACAACTGATAAGGATGGGGAAGCCGTAAGGTATGCTTCAAGGCCCTCAAATCCAATGTAAAGCCTGGTCGGGGAGGCTGTGACTCCTGCTTCAAGGAGCTCAACATCGACCATGAGGGAATCTATTTCAGATAGCAGAGAAATAGATGCATCCATGGGCTCGGTGTAGGCTAGTCCGGAGCGCATCTGTGCATCCGCTGTGACATTTGCCTCTGCCAAAACTTCCTGGAAGGTATAGACTGAAGGCGAGATTTCAACCTCATAGGATAGACTAGAAAAATAATCTGCAGTTGTCCTTAGATCTGGAGATGCCAAAATTGAAGATGGAATAGCAACTGAATAATTGGAAGCTGTTTGTAGGGAAGGTGAAACTAGGATAACTAGGGAGAGATCTTCTATGTATATCGGAATTACACTTAGCCCTGGAGAAGCGGTAGCTGAACCTGCCATGCTATGGATGAGAGCCTGGAAAGGCGACAGATTAGTTGATGCGGATACTGTTGCTGTTAAGGATTCCTGGTATTCCGTTCCACCAAGAGCTTCCTCGCTTCCAATTGAAACAAATGATGAGAGATTGATATGATTGTTGTAGACTGCCTTGAAGTAATCGGACGACTTATCCTCGGTGAAGATCCAAATAAAATCAATTAGGTCGCTAGACCCAAGATTATTTGGAGCATAGCATCTCCCTACTATTATCCCTCTGTCTGAATAGGAGTAGGAAGTCTTAGTTGTGGTTGAGTTAGTTGCGTACCCAGAAACAGAGTTGTACCTATACTGCCTTGATGTCCCGCCGTCAAGGGCAGCCATGCAGAGGACCCAGTTGCTGTCAGCCTCGTTTAACCCTATTCCCGCATAATAGTAATCGGATAGCCCATATACATCTGCCCCGCCCCTTGAATACATCTTCGGCCCTCTGCCGTTCCATGATGTGTTGCCTCCGTAGAAAGTTACCTTGTCGGCAGCAGATTTTGCCATCACTATGGCCGAGTCGTCATTGCTAGTCGAGTAGGCCTTGTTGTAAATTGAGCCGCAGCTTGAGGCAGTCAGATAGTTTGAAGAACCCCATCCTGTCAAAGCCTTCCCGCTTATCCCGTTTGTCGAGTAGGATAGGCTTCCTGTAACTGAAAACGAGTAACCTCCTGAGACGCTGCTTGCAAGTGAGTCCTGGAAGTGGTGGATGCTGTAACCTGCATACCATGTCCCAGACTTGTTTTCTTCTCCCGAGTTAGAGGTGTCGCCGTACCAGAAATAGATCGTCGTGTCCCCTGATGCGGATAAGTCGCAGTTTACATAAAATATGGCCTCAGAGCTAGAAAAGGCAACACACTCATGCGCAAGCTGATTTGCACCATCTGCATCGCTTGTAAAGCAGACGCTGTCCCCGTCGTCCCCTTCAAATAGATGAGGGTGATTTGTCGAGTTGAATTTGATGAAGACCGGGTAGTTGGAAACTGCAGAGGAGATATAGGCGTCCGCATTCAGGGTGATCTCACGACAGTAGGCAAATGCCATCTAGCTTTGCTCCGGGCTATTCCTTTGTAAGGCCTGTATCAAAATAGCCGATTGGAATTAGATTTTTTACTTCGTTTAGTTTGGCGGCATATTGGGCATCTGTGATGAGCCCCATCTCAAGGTAACTCTTCCACTGCTCAAGCTGGGGGATTGAATTTAGGAACTTCTGCTCTTCCGTCTGCTCCGGCTCCGTCGGCTTTATGTCCTCTTCAGAGATTTCTATCGCTTCAGTTATTGGGGAAAAACTATCCTTTGTATCAAAGAACACGGCCTTCTCATAGACGAACTGCTTCATCTTGGCCTCATCAGAGACGTCCTGTATGGGGTATCTCGTTGTGCGGATGTTCCCCAGATCCGTCCTAAAAGTTATGAGGACGAAATCTGAGACCTCGTTCTTTTCTGTAAGGATCTTCTCGATGTTAGTTATCTGAACCATTTATTCCCCTCATGCTGCCCTTGCAAATGTTACTGTTGCGTTCACCTGGAGAGAATCGCCATCTCCAACGTTCTTAGTCGCGGAGAGCTTTCCCCTAAGGAGCATGTTTCCGGTTGATGCAGCATCAAAAACTCCAATCTCGTTTATTGCAAGCGTCCCGGTAAATGAGAATGTTTTTGTCACCTTGAACTTGTAGTCCGCCTCGTAGCTGCATGTGCCTGCCGCCCTTGCCCCGCCGTTTGTAGTTATTTCTGTAATCAGTGCGGTCTGGTCGTTGGCCTCATCAGTAGTTCCTGAGCCTAGCGCAACGTACTGCATCTTGTCAGTTGACACTCCACCAACTAGCTTTGCTATCATCTCAAGCCCTTTGTTTACAACCGTTACCATCGTTATCCTCCTCGCTGTCTAGTTTTATGATTTCGATTATCTTCCCTTCTCTGTCCCTGTGGACGAGCTCCAACTCAATTCTTGTCTTAAGAGGGATTTCCATTAGAATCCTATCCTGTTTAATCTTGTGATTTTTTTCATGATTTCCTCTGCAATCCTGTCCGGATCGCCTGCTCCGTTGACATTGATCGTGACTGAAATATTGCCTTTCCCCCCTCTCAACGCCGAAGGGTCTTTGAAAGCAAGAATGTTATCTTCAGGGTGAAACTTTACGATGTCCCCTCTCTTTGTGATTAATGCGTCAGGGACGGGTATTGGCGCAATATGATTCCCTGGAAAGGGTTCATCTGAAGAGCTGTGCCCATCTGAAGTAATAGACCCAGAAATGAAAGTCCTGCATCCTCCACCGCCACCGCCGGAAGATCCTATCCCAAAAGAGGCCAATGCGCTCTGCACCGAGCTTATTGCACTACTCATGGCGTTTCCAAACTGGCCGGTGATTGCGGCTGTGGATGAAGTTGCGGCCTCCTGAAGCTTTAGATATTTCTCCATCAGCTGGCTTTCCTGTGTGGCCCTCCTCTGTGCATTAATCTGCTCAAGCTGTGCATCGGTGTTGGCCTTAGTTGTCTTTGTGTTGTCCTTCTGGACTTCGTCAAGCTGGACTAATCTCGGGGTCATGCTTTTCTCTGCCTCTACCTGATTGCCCGCATAATCCCAAAGTGCAGAGCCTCCTGGATTTATCACCCTCATGCCGAGGGCCATGATCTGGTCAAGCTTCAGATCTTTGATAATGGCATCTATCCTGGAGAGGGCGTCCTCTATCATCTCAAGGATGTATGAAAGCCTGTCAAATCCATCGGCAAGCCTAGTAACCCCCTCCTCAGTTGTAGTGACGCCTGTTAGTTTGATTATAATGCTTCCAAGTGTCTGCCCCAGCTCCACTGCATTTACCAGAAGTTTTCCAAAAGAGTCGATGAGAGGCTGGAGCTGACCCGAGTCGATCATGTTTGAGATTGTAGTCGCTATGTCTTCCCATGCCGGTGCAAGAGCTTCAGTAAGCTCGTCCCCAAAGATCTTTTTTAAGTTGTCAATCTGATTTCGGAAATTGGCAAAGATTCCCGAGGGGGAGCTCCTCAAAGCCTCAGCACTTCCGCCAAATGATTTTTCTATCTGCTGGGCAAGGTAGTCCATCTGCTGGCCAGCCGTCATGGATTTCATTTTGATTGCATCAAGCTCTACCCCTGCCTTTGACAGGGACACTATGCTCCCTTCAAGAGCCGATGTGATCTGATTGGAGGCATCTTCAAGACTAATACCCTTTGCAGCGGCAAGCTCCTCTGCAGCAGATAGGAGAGTTAGTGATCTATTGTAGTCCTTTGTTGAGCCCAGGAGATTGTTGAATGCCCTTCTTATTGAAGCGTCATCCATTGCTGTCATTTCTTCGTGCTGGAGTATTATCTCGCCTATTGCATCTGAGTATGACTGCATACCGGCATTTTTCAGTAGATTTTCAGTCTGGGATTCCAGTTTTGACTGCTCAAGGGACAGCTTTATCATTTCCTGGGTGAGGCCCGCAACTGCGTTTACTGCCTGAGTTGCAAGATTTGCCACTAGTATTTCTGCTGCCGATACCGCAGAGCTTGCAAGGCTAGAAAATGCCCCGCCAACTTTGGATGCACCCTTCTCCAGATTCCCAAGGGCGCTGTTTACATTTTTCAGCGGTGCTGATGCCCTGTCCTCAGCCGTGACTGTTATCCTAACGTTTTGGTCTGGCATGGTGCTCTTTTCTCTTCCTGATCAGTTCCTCGGATTTTGCCCTTTTCTCATCTATCGTGTCCGCCTCCGGATTCTGGTACAGCATATACCCCCTTACCAATCTTCTTTTCTCGAGGATCGTAAGCTTTGGAATGTCCCATACCATATACCCGATAAAGTGGAGTATCTGCTCCTCAAGGAGCCTTGCCTTTGTTTCCTGGTCTAGGGCGAAAGGATTCCTTGATGTCGCTTATCTCAAAAAGCTTCTCAACTGCTCCTGCTATTGCCCCGTCCTTGCCGTACTTTCTTATCTCGTCAGCTGTGATTTTTGGCTCGGCTATGTGGGCCGATAGTATCTCGTATCCCTTCTCTGGATCCGTCAGAAGTTTAATCTCCCCTTCAGGGAGCGGGATGAGTTTTACCTCTTCGCCAGGACTGAGCTCAACTGTTATCGCTTTTAGCCCGCCGCTTTCGTCCCTCTCATGGAGGAAGTAGGATTTGCTTACTATTGCTATTGCATCACCTACCAGTTGGTCTTTGCGACCGGCGCCTCCCACAGTACTTCTGATACAGCAGTGGCTGAGAATGAAAACTTGTAGCTGAGCTTTGTGTCAAGAGGGAATGATGCCGAGTAATCACCGAATATGCATTTAGAAAGCGTGATTTTTGCAGAATCAGCGGTCTCGTTTACATAGCCTTTGTCAATGACTATGTCCTTTGGCGAAAGTGTTTCTCCTATTGAAGTCCCTCCCAGGACTAGCTGCTCAATTTCATTTGCCGTGGCCGTATCAGGGATGTAGCATGTCAGCGACCCGCTTACTGCCTCGAACTTGCCCGAGTATGCTGTTGATGGAGATCTTGCTGCAAGCCCGTGCCCAACGTCAACTGATCGTGATATGGTAAATTCAAGATCTGTAATGTATGTTATCCCGGCAATTTCGCCGATAGTATATGTAAACTCATGAGGTTTCCATGCAGTGGCATCGTCAAGGGTCACGGTGGCAGGTGCTGTGAACTCTGTCCCGGCTATCCCTAGATCCTTTCCTACAATCTCAAGCGCCCCTGAAACTGGATCGTTCAATCCCATTTTGAAGGACAGGCTCTTTGCGTAGCAGCCGGCCATCTGGACTATCTTATCGTTTGCCCCTTTCATGAGAAATGAGGTAGTGAAAGGTATGGGCGTTCCCGATGGCGTGATGGTCCAAGTGTATGGTGCCTGCGCATCTGATCCGGATATCCCGCCAAGCATAAGTGCAAAGGGCATTGAATTGTTGTAGACAAAATCAATCTTTGCCGATGGCTTTGCGGTATGGTATGAAATCTCTGAAGGGTAGGCATTTGCTGCAGGATTTACCGCTGTTATCTGATTTTCCACGCTGTACTCGTAAGAGCTGTCAAGCCCTATAATCTCATCAACTGCTGTAGTCGGTGCAGTCGGGTCGACTCCCGTCCCCCATGTGCTTTCCTTTTTTACAAAAACGTCTCCTTTTGTGTATGACATAATTTTCACCTAAGTGTCCCGTACCAGGCATGGTACGTCTATCTTCATTGAATTGACAGAAACGCCGTTCCTCTCAGTTGCTGCTAGATCGAAACTGATGGTCCGGCCGTAAAAAGATCCAAAGTAATCGCAGGTATTGGCCCCGTTGATATCCTTGAGATTCGGATTGGCGATGACTGCCGCTATTATCCCTTGGTAGATTGCGTCAAGCTGCGATGAACTTGTGGTCTGCTCCTCAAAGATCACAAACCGGACATAGAACTCGCTCTGTTTGTTTGGGAAAGAAAGTGAAACGGAATCTACATTCCCGGCAATTAGTTCTATCGATACTTCAGGGGTCGATGCCGAAGCTGAGAGCTTTGCCGGCCTAGTCCACGTTTTAACAGAGGACAATCCACTGGCCGCTGCAAAGATCCTCTCCACATTAGCCAGAAAAGCAATTGGTGCAAAGCTCATACAAACACATATTTCATTGATGCTCCGAGAGTCTTTTTGATGTCCTTCATCCTGGAATACCATTCCTTCCGAGTCTTTGACTCCTCGCTTGATTCCATTTCAACGGAGTAGACAACATCGGCATGCTGTCTTGTTGCAGCGCTTCCGCTTGCCTTGCTTTCTGAAAAGCTTGCATGGAGGTATTTCACGGCCGTAAAGAGAGTTGAGTATTCAGAGGCGAGCATGCCCTCGTTTGAATCTTGAGCATAGCCGTAAGTAATCGATAGGGTGGCCTTGCTTTTTCCCTGTATCCATGCTGAAGCTTCTGCCTGCGAGGTAAGGATGATCTCGCCATAATCAAGAATTGCATATGATGGGGTGACTGAAATCCCATCAATTGTTAGCGAAGTGAGTGATGCAAGGGGCGCATAGTCTTCAATATAGTAAGCATTTCCTTTCAGGATGCCGTAATGCTCAAAGTCATTGTTTGTTGAAATGAATCTCTTTGAAACGTCTATTGATTGGCTTGTCAGGGTCTGCAGTCTGAATTTCTTTCCAGTATAGCTCTCGATGTCGTTGTCAGCCTCATCAAGCCAGGAGTTTTTGATATCTGTAGGATTTACTCCAAGAAGCTCGGTCACCTTCTTAGGGCTAGAGTAGTTGTTGTATCCTGCATAATAAATTGCTGTTTTGATGTCTGCCTTGTGGTCCTGTGAGATATCATTTAGGAGAGAGCATGATGTCCCTGTTGGGGCGATCAATATGCAGGCCACATCAGTTAGCGCATCAAGCAGAGAGACAATCTCACCGATAGTGTCCTTTGTAGATTCAGAGAGATTGTAGGATGTGGTCGAGCTGCCAATAGTGATATAGAATACTCCGGATTCCTTCCAAACGACTGCTGAAGTTTGCGCCCCGGTGTATTGGATTGAAAATGCGTCCATCAAACTACCCCTAGCATCTTTAGTATCAATGTGAAACCAATTCCCGCCATGGCAATCTCCAGGAGTATCAAAGCCCCTTTGGCCTTGTTCTGCCAGTCTTCAAGGTCGTTTACCCGCTGGCAGAGGGCGGATATTTCAGATTTCTGATCGCATGCCCTTTCCTTAATCCAGGTGACATCATTCTCTATCCGGGCCAGGGTCTGCTTTATCTCCATTATAGCCTCCGTTATTGCTGGCAGGTCCATTGGTTTTCCTCCTAGAGTTTAATCCGCCAAAAGTTCAGTAGCCTTCGGCCTTCCAGTACCCGTCCACGCCGTCGTCTGTAACTATGGTCACAGCACTTCCTGCGCATGGGAGCGTCTCATTGACAGTGACAGGGCTTGCGCTTACTGCAGACCCCTTGTGCGTGAAGGTTATGAATTCACATACTGTAAGCCCGGTGTTTATGTCCCCGCCTGTGTCGCCTGAGCCGTTTGTGTATGTGCCGTAGACCACACGCTTATCCCCTGATTTGCTGTATCCTGTGATTGCGCTTGCAAATGCCATTTAGACCGCCTCCTTCTGGGTGCTTCTTTTTGCCTTTGGGATATTTCCAAGATCCACTCCATCGATTACTGTGAATCCGCCCTTTTCCCTGAACATCTTTATGTCCTCAGCGTTTTCGACCTTGGCCTCCCTGTTTGGTCCTGTAAATGAGTACCTTAGGCCAGATACGCCCTCGTAGCATACATATGTCTCGGGTCCGTTGTATCTAATCTTTGCCATCTGATCACCAGAAAAAAATAAAGAGGATTATTTCAATCCCCTGATCTTACCCTGAGCTCCAAATCTATCGCACCAGATCTCGCCGACCCATGTGAATACCCCTTCCTTTCCAAAGGTGTTCTGGACAAACGGATCAGTTGTCTCCATGTAGGTTATCGGCTTTAGCGTTTCAAGGGAGATGTGGTCAAGGTCCAGGATGTAGATTCTGGATATTGTGTCCTTGACTACGTTGGTGGATCTTATTATTGGTATGCCGTTGAATGTTGCTACAGGGATGCCAGCTTCCTTTCCTCTGACCTTTATTCCCTCAACAGTGAATTCGACATATGCGTCAGTTGGGTAGGTCTCCTTTGGCCTCTCAAGCTGTGCAATCCTTGCGGCAGTGTCGTAACCTGTGAGTATGACCTTGTTCTTGTCAGAATCCCAGTAAGGCTCGCATGCAGCAATAACGTCGTCGATTAATCCTAGCGTGAGTGTCCTGTCAGTTTCAGTCCCAGCTGAACCGGCATGGCTCACTTGCGCATCGGTCCATGTAGCGGCTGCATCCCTGTCAAGGCCGTAGATGTCCGCCTCGTTTGACCCAAGCTCTGTATCAAGCTCGGAGTAGGAGGCTATTGCCCTATCAAGCGGTGTTATGATGGTGCCGTCTGTTGCCGCCCCGTCTGCATCTGCCAGTATGTTCCTGTTCAAGGTGTTCTTGAATTCTGATGCGGTGTAGTTTATGATGTCTGACCATTTTACTGTGTCGTCCTTTCCCTCAAGGAGCATTTCAATTTCTGATATGTTTGTTGCCCTTGCAATCCTGTGGGGCGATACCCCTATCTCTGCAAATGTCGGCTTTAGTGTTTCAGGGATTGCGCCAGTTTCTGTTACGTTCCCTCCTGAAGTAAGCCCTGCTGCTGTGATTGCCCTGTATCCTGATTTGCTCCATGCCCTCTTTGGAAGTATGGAAAAGGCGTTTGCCTCTGTAACGACCTGGGAGTTCAGTGTGGCTCCGTAAATGACGTTTCTTACGCCGGTAGTTGATGTAATGACGGGGGCGTCAGATTTCTTTAGCTCAAACCTTTCTATCTCCTCGTCAAGCTCGCTCATCCTCTTTGCCTTCTGGAGGATCTTCACATCGAATCCTGAATCCTTTAGCGGCCTCCAGTAGTAGTGATTTAGCATCTCTTCGTAACTGTTAAACATGGGTGTTGCCATTTTGTTCACCTTTATCTGAATTTTATTTTGGAAAGTGTTTTGGATATCTCTTCGGCAGTGGGCTCCTTCTCCTCTACGGCGTGCGATTTCTGCACAGCAATAAACTCGTCCTTTAGCTCTGCCTTGATTTCATCCTTCATTTTTGTCATGTCAACAAGAATGCCTTCTTCTTTTTCTTCGGGCTTCTTGGCCTCTTTTTCGATCTTTGCTTCCTCTTTTTCCTCGAACTTTTTCTTGAAAAGCTCTGTAATTTCGCTGATCTTTGCCAAGGTCTCGCTCTTGTATGCCTCAAAGTCTGCCTTTGTTAGGAATTCTTGAGCGGGAGCCTTTGCATCTGATTTCTCTGTTTTTTCTTCAGCCATCTGATTACCTCGTTTAATAATATCAAACTCTGCCGCAGGATTTGCCCCGGCATTGCATATGGTCACAGCCGAGAGGTTTATGTCGGAGACTAATCTCCCACAGTATTCTTCCCGGGTGCATGGCCTTGCCTTTAGGACGTTCCCAGCTATTGAGTATTTCTTGTACTGTCCCATTGAGATTGCCTTTCTGATCTTGACACAGTATTCGGTGTCGTCCCAGACCCTTGCAAGGACGAAAAGCGCTTCCTTTCCTTCAACTAGATTCTGAAACTTGGACAGCTCTTGGGGCTCTGGAGGCCTAACTTCTGTCTTATACAATCTGCCACCGACATCTGCCGCTTCAAGTATCTCTCCGACTATGTTATCTGAATGGTCCACTGTGAGCCTTGCCCTCCTCAAAAGCTGCGGAAGCGCCTTTCTCACAGCATCAATAGTTATTATGTCCCCCTGGACATCAAGTATTTCCATGGACGCTGGGCCAAAGATATACATGTCCTTTTTGTCGTCCATCTTCGAAAACTCGCCCTCAAATGTAAACATTGTAATCACTTCCTCCCGTCAAAATAGTCTGCAATCCTTTTGTTGAGCCTAGCAATCATTTCGTCAAGCTCCTCCATTGCAGAGTTGTAAAGGTACTGGGTCCGTGTCATCTTCCTTTTCATAGGGACGCCAAGAGGTGGAGGCTCGACGTATTTGGCGTATTCAACGTTTGCAGAAGCAGTTGCGCCTGATTCCGTTTTCATCCCCATGATGGACCTAGCAAGATTTCCCGTCCTGTAAGGGGCCCTCTTCTTTGCCTTGTTTGCCGTACCTCTAGCCCACCTGCTGAACTCGTCCTGAATCATCTTCTTTTCCTCAGCAGGGTATTTGGAAAATATCTCCTCAAGACCGCCGGTGTTTACGTCAATTGAAATCTCTATCATGCCCCTTCATACCCCTCCGCTATGTCCTGGTCTGAGCGGTATTCATAGTAGCACCTGCAGTGCGGGTGAAAAGGGATCTTACCTTCAGGGAGATTCTCATCTATCTTATGCCACCCCTTCTCAGAGGCTTCGGCGCAGGACTCGCACCCGTACCCATCATCCCTGAAGATCACCCTTCTCTCAGAATAGCCAAGCTCCTTTGCGGCGGCATTTCCAGACTCAATGAATGCCCTAGTGCCCTCGGTCCTTGCCACCATCCTCCAGTAATAAGAGTCCCTAGTCCGGAAGTATTCGGAGAGCCTCTTGACTACCCTTGTCCAGTTGTAACCTTTGAGCGCCTCCTCTTCAATGATCTGGAATATCTTCTTTCTTTCATTTTCTGTCCATGATTTCATGAATGGGGTCTCGTAATTCTCAAAGTATTCCTCTAGGTATGCAAGCGCATAAGGATCAAGGTCTGATTTCTTGAGCTTCCTTGAGTATTCCCTAGATATCTTCATGTATCCATCCTGGAAGATGGGAAAGAGATAATGCTTGACCGTTGCATCAAAGGCCTTTGCTGAGTCGGATATTTCCGATTCAATCTGCCTTGAAAGCTTGGTCCGGTCAATATTTTGTGATTGTGAATCTATAATTTTCTGGACGTTTTTCTCGTATTTTCGTGCAATTGATTCGAGCGCTTTCTTTATGTTGTCAAGCAGTTCATCTGGGATGTAGTCGTGCCACTGTGATTTCTGGGATTTTGCAATGCTCTCTTTTTCGGTTGCACTCTCAATCTTTTTCGGAGGCTTCAGAGAACCGTCATCATTGAACTCAACTTCAAACCCCAATCTGGCATAGATGGCAACAGTTTCTGCCCTGATCTTCTCTATCTCTGCATCCTCACAATCATCTGCAATCTCAACTTCCTCAAAGTCAAAGTACCAGTCTGTTATCCCAAGCTCCCTTGTGAGGACTGTGTTCAGGGGCTCTGTGAAGACCTTCATCCAGGCTTTGGTCGTGTCGTGCTGGACCTCTACCTGGAGGCCTGGATTGTTTCCAGCCTTCCCTGATTCGACAGAGCCTGCAAATACCGGCATGACCCCGTGGCATGAGAAGACAAGATCCCGGTAGTACTTGTGCCACTCCAGAGCCTCAAGCTTTGAAGGATCATCAAGGACATCAAAGACCTTCAGATCTCCGGGGGAGGACAGGAATAGATTAGTAATCTTTTTCTTGAGCTTCCTTGCAGCTTCTTCAAGCTCCTTTATTCTGCCCCCTATCGCCTCGACCTCGGTCTGGGTGGTGCCGCCGAATGCGAAGATCTTACCGAGTTTTCCCTTCTCAAAGGTGTCCAGATTGAATAAGTCTATCTGGTGGGCCGATTTTACTTGATTTAGGCATGATAGTATTATCGGTGTGCCGTATTTGTCCGGCAGTATCCTGTTGAAATGCCCCTCAATGATTTCCTTCTTAGAATAGCGCCTTGTTACCGAGTCTCCGTGGAATAGGGCATATGAAGTCTCCCATAAGGGGATCTTGTGATTCTTACAGATGCCATGCTCCTTGGAAAAGCTGTCCTGTTTTTCTTCCAGATTGCAGATGGGGCAGAAATATCCGTATTCGTTGTCCTCTGGCTCAATCTTTCTGATAAGAAGTCCATTCTCGACAAACAATGCCAATGGCCTTTTGGAAAGGATCATCTTGCCGGATTTGTTTTGCCCAATGTAGGACACTGAGATGTATGCATCGTCAATCGAAAGGACCCATTTTAGATAGGATCTTATTATCTCGTAGAGGTCCACTTCAGGATTTGGATTGTCAATAAAATTTGTAAAGGCCTTCTTTTGCTCTGGATCCGGCTCCTTCAGATCGCCACCGCATATGCACCTTCCACTTTCAGGCTTCTGGTCGTAGGTCTGCCAACAGGATGTGCACTTGTAGTTGAAAAGTGGCCTAATCTCCCAGGGCGTGTTTGTGACTTCCCTTATGATTGCGTTGTGAACCGGCTGCACGAGAGGGGATCTCTGGCAGTGCTGGAAAATTGATTCCTTGGAGATGTTTTCAAAAATAGAGTCCGTTGTTTCTGCAATATAGATGTTCCCTTCCCTTCCAGAGAGGTACATCTGCTTTTGGAGGGAATCAATCTGGGATTTCATTGAACTTATCTGTTTTGTCAGTGAAATGGGATTAATCCTATCGAAAAAACGTCACGTAATACTGTAAAGTGTACTAAAAATTTATATGATTTTTGGGAGAGCCGGCATACGATATGGAAAAAATTATTTTTTCCCTATTTTCACTATTTTTTTCCATATCCTTATATATGGGGAAAACAATAATTATTCGGGGATAAAATGAACAAAAAAATAATAGGGATGTTATTGGTGTTTACAATATTAACTGTAACTCTTGGATGTGCTTCTGGACCCACACAAACTACTAATACCGGGACAAATACACAATCAGAAGAAATCTTAGTTGTTATTGATAAGGCTAAATCTTTCGTTGATGACTACTATATATCTGAAACTACAAAAAGCAATTGGAATGCCGGAGAGGGAAAATGTTTTTTTGGCTTGTATGTCATTATTGAGAACATTAATTGTGACAAAGCTATATCTACCCACCCATGGGGATTTGAAATCACAATAGACAATGTTGTATATGACCCAACAACATATATTGGGGCAAATGAATTAGCTACAGTTGATTTATTGAAAGGTGGAAAAACTGAAGGTTACATAGTTTTTGAGATTCCTAAATCCTATATGGAAAAAGGATTTGAATATTACATATTATATACCCCCCTTTTGAGTGGCTATGGTTGTGACATTGGATATAAATTTATTGAATCAGAAACCCCGCCAATTAATCAAGAAAAAGAGGAAACACTCACAAATGAACCCTCATTATTTGTAGGCACTGGAAACAAGATTGTATCGTTTAATGCTGCCGGGACAGGTACAAGAACTTTTACTATGAATCATATGGGGGATACAGGTAGTTTTAAAATAGTACTTTATGATGGCCAAGAGAAATACGTTTCTACATTAATAATGTCCCGTGGTCGTGAAATTGATAGCCAAAAATCTGAAAAACTGACTCCTGGAAAATACTATCTTGATGTCACGGCCTCAGGATATTGGACGATCGAAATCCAATGAAGAAAGAAAAAATTGAAATTAATTATTTTTCCTATTTTTTTAATATGACTGGAATATCTATTAAAGGATCCTTTAACATTCCCATCTTCTGTTAAAAGAAAACGCCATTTTTTTTAATAGAAACTACCTTTTGGCAAATTTTTTCTTGTAGTGGTAAACCGTGGACATGTCCCAGTCCGGGCCCAAAAGATTTGCGGTCTTCCTTAAGGACTTCCCGTCCTCAAGGTGCTTTCTGCACATTGCTATCTGCTGCTTTGTAAACTTGGATCTTCTCCCTCTCAGAACATCACCATCCCAGGCACCCTTGCGCTGATTATGGGCCCGTAGCATGCTAGGGCAAGCGCATCTGCAAAGTCGGGCGACTTTTCGGGATCGACTATCTGGAGCTTTCCGGAGCTGTCATACTTGTATTTCATGGCAGATAGCTCAGCTATGAGCTTTGTATGATTTGGAATCTTCGGGATCATTATCTCATGGCGCTCAAAGAGTCCTCTCAAATTCCAGTACATCTCCGCCTTCTTGTTCCTAAAGTCCTCAGTTTTGCTGCAAGGGGATTCTGCAACATTTACGCCCACAACTGGAAATCCAAGCTCCTTTAGTCTGTCATGCACACCTGCTCCAACGCCGATGACGTCAACCATTATCTTTTCAGGGATGCTCTTCCTGAAGCTTTGGACGCTCCAACCGCAGAGCTCCATCAGCTCGATCTTTGAGAAGAAATCAATCTGGCGGACGGTGAATTTGTTGTTTACGTGCTCAACATTTACAAGGACAGAATAATCGTTTCCCATCCTGGCGACATCAAATCCTGCATACCTTGCTCCGTGCTCTTCTGATTCAGGATTTACTAATGCCTTCTCTATCCATCCAAGCGGGATAAGGGTGTCCTTGTCCATGGGCGGGAAGTTACCTAGGACATGGATCTGGAAGAAGGGGCTGTCGCCCCCATAGTCCTCCTCCATCTGGGATATCCACTGCTTTGACACCCTGGGGCTCAGCCGCCCGTCAAGATGGAATGTCTTCCAGTTTGCGCTCTTTGAGTGGAATATGTCGTAGAAGAATCCCTCCGGCCTAGTTGGATTTCCAATAAGTAAGATCTTTGAGGAGTTCACGCCCTCCTGGGTCTGTGTCCCTTCGATTGCCTCAAAGATTTCATCCGGCACTCCAGAAGCCTCATCCACTATGAACATTAGGTAAGGAGCATGGAATCCCAGCATGTTCTCCTTCCGGTCCGATGCCCTGCCTATCATGGCCCAGTCGTCACCGTAGCTGCCGTCAGGTCTAATCATCAAAACCTCTGCATCCCTTGGCGGGAGATAGAGAAAAGGTTTCAGGATAGGGGCCTTAGAGATGTTTGCCCGGATTTCCTTCCATAGTATCCTCTGGACCTGCTGCCATGTAGGGGCGGTCGTGACGACTATTGATTTCGGCCTTGTAACGAAAAACCATAGCCCCAGTTTTGCTGCCGTCCAGGTCTTGCCGGGGCCGTTACCGCTCCTGACTGCTATCCGGTCATGGCTTGCAACTGCCTCAAATATCGGCTTCTGGAGCTCATCTGGGCTCTCGCCAAAGCAGTCGATGGAAAATCTTACCGGATCGTCTATCCAGGATTTAAGAAGAGGCTTAAGCTCCATGCTCGCTCACGAATCAGAGGATGCTATTCTGGCTGCTGCTATCTCTGCATACTCTCTTTCAAGCTCTATCCCTATCCATCGCCTTCCAGAAAGCTCGCACGCTATAGCCGTGGTGCCGCTCCCAAGGAAGGGGTCCATGACGGTGTCGTTAGGCCTGGACCCAAGGACAGTAAGGTAGGACATGAGCTTTAGGGGCTTTACAGTAGGGTGGTAGTTGTGGCGCTCCCTCTTGTTCCTTTTTTGCGGGATGTCAATAGACTCCTCATTCTCGCACCACCTCTTAGGCTCTATCGATTCGCACCCCTCCTCCTTTTCAGATCTAGAAGGCTTTTTCACAAAGAGGAAAGGGAATCTCTCTCTGACATTTTCAGGGAGCATTTCAATTCTACCCTCAAAGAACAAATCGAGATCGAACATGTATGAGTCGGGGCCAAATACCCCATCGCATGCCAATAGATTTGATGGGAACCTTGGAAATCCGTCCTCAGCTGGGATTGAGCAGTCAGAGAGCCATGTTATTCCCTTGCCGTTCTTCATGGCCTGGTCGGTGTAGCTCTTCTCGGATAGCGGCTTCATTGCGACTATTATGACCTCAACTGCTGGCTTAGGTTGGAATCCTGCATAGCCTCCGGAGAATCTTTTTGCTTCCTCTGATGCAGGGGCTGTGAACTCAACCTCTCTCCTCCCGTCAACGTAGTGGCTGCCCCAGCAGAGTGCGGACCTCTGCCTTCCGGGGATGTCGATTGGCTCCCTTTTCAATCCTAGCCTCTTGTCGATGACCTTGGAGATGTCAAGCGCCTTGGGAAATCCTGAATGGTATGCCCAGAAGATGGGTGTGAAACCTATCTCAAATCCAGCTTTCAAAAGATTCTCAGCCATCTTTGAAAGGCAGTCAAGCCTCGGAGCGCTCATGACAAATGCAAATGATCCCGGCTTTAGCAGTCTTATGCACTCCTCCCAGATCTCAAGTTTGGGCACCGCCCTGTCCCAGTCTTTTCCTAAAAAAGAATAGCCGTATGGGGGGTCTGTCAGCAATAGATCAATAAATTCTGATGGCATCTCCTTCATCACCTCAAGGCAGTCGCCCTGGTAGATCCTGCCGGAGCCGTTCTCAAAGAATGGGCTCAACTCTGATTATCCCTCTCCCTGTGGATCTCCTCTATTATGGCGGAGAGATTGATTGTGACCTCGCTCTCCTTCTCTCTCGATTTTGGCGTCAGTCTGTACTCGGAAAGCCACTTCCTTATCGATTCACTCACCTGATTTATGTCAACGTCTTCGCCGGATAATAGCCTTGGGAGCAGTATGCACTTCTGGCATACCAGGGCAAGAGATATCTGGTCTGCCCCAATCTCGTCAATCTCAAAGCTCTCTATGATGTGCCTGTAAAGCTTTGAATAGAGCTTTCTTTCCTTCTCCCCTAAGGACTCCCTGGATATCTTCAATAATCCCGTCATCTTCTAGCCGTGGTAGTCCGTCCCTTCATGCTTAGGTATCTCAAAGGTATCGTATAAAACGCCCCCAAGGACCCCCGTCATGAATCCCTTGTCATAGTCAAAGACAAGCTGGATCTTCCTGTCCAGCCTTGTTAGAATCAATCTGCCCTCGGTGTCAACTGCGACATTGAAGTTGTCCCGGTCTATTGAGGTGAGTATGCCGTCAGATAAAGGAACTACAACAAGATTGAATCCGCCGGTGCACTTTTT